CCTTAGCCTTACTCCACATCTGCCCCATTAATGGTACGAATGTTTCTTCTGTCATTGCAGGAATGCAAGTTTCTTTAGGTGTAGTATCTGCGTAACAATCACTATTATTCAGAAACACTGCCTTGAATATCTTTGTTTTATGCTTGCTCATTACTTAATGGTGATTACATTACTAACCTCAGGTGTAACATGTAGTCTGTCTTTAGCTGGTTGCTTTCTCGCAAACTTATGTACTCGCAATCCTTCTTCTGTGTCAGTTATTGTATATCTAGCCCCTTGTCTATATATTTCAATAGTTTCCACTTTTTGCTTATGTGTATTGTCTATTTCAACTTTCATATACTAACCTCCGTTAAATTCTCTTAATTTAGGGTCAAACCACCTTGTCCTCTTCCGGCTGCGTAGTTTTTCGCTGTACTCGATCCAAGATTGCAGCCTGCGTAAATCACCTTGTTGCATAAAGTAATAGATTTTCGCCATTACTGCATCCGCTAAATCAGCGTACTGCTCTGCTCCGAAATGTATTCCTACAAAAGAATAATCTTGTCCATTCTGTATTCTTTGATAGTAATCCATAAATCTTTCATCCTGTGTTTCTGGTAATTTTTTACTCATCTTCCATATTTTTATAGATTATTTCCTTTACTTTCTTACTCGTTTTATTCACACTAAAGAATCTTTTAATATTCTCCGAAAAACTCATTGTAGCTTTAAAGTCGGTATTCACTTTAGAAATAAAAGCATCTATCCTAGCATTTCTTTCAGCTTTAACTTCAATATGTTCCCTACTAATAACGCCTTGTGAAATAGGAATATAGACAGGCTTAACCGTATTATTTTTAGCTGAATACAACCAAACCGCAGGTTTATAATCAATCTGGTCTGCATTATTCCGCATCATCGAGCCTACATTAACTAAGATTCTGCCTTTGTACTTTTCAACAAAAGGAATATGATTATCCCCTGTAACAATGCAATCAAACTGAGGGTATTTTTTCAATAGCTTTTTTGCAGATTTGTTCTTACAGTCAGGAAAAGGTAACTCATCTTTCCAAGTAAGCACGTGCCAAACAAATACACTTCTATCCCCTATTTTTGATGGTTTACTATCTTTACTAATCTTTGAACTATCTTTATCAAATCCATGTCCCCCATTCAACAAATGCACTTTACCTGATTCAATCAATGTAGTCAATCCTGATTTATGCCGCAAATCAAATGAATGTTGTGGTAAATCGTGGTCCCCGTATATTGTATAAAACTGATTTGGAATATACTGCATCACTTTCGTAATCAACTCAGGGCTAGGTTTCCAATGATGAAAGAAGTCCCCACTACACAATACAGGACAATTGTATTTCTTCTGTAAATCAGATATGAATGTCAACTTTCTCCATTGTTCAGCCTCAAAATCATCTGTACGTGCTACTGGTACTTTCTCTCGGATATGATTGTCACCACAAAATATAGCATCAACCTTTTTCATGTATCTTTCTTTTAGTCATGTCGAAGTCTCCGTATTTGATTAAAGTGGACATCGTAGCTGGTCCAAAATCAGAACGCCAACCACCATTTCCAGGTGCGTATGCTCCGAATAAAACCTGACTGATTGCGTGTTTTAATTCTAATTGCTGCTCTATATCCAACCAAGGCAGGGTGCAGTCTTTTACCTCTGTTGCACTCCCATATTTACCTTTTTTGAATAAAAGATACAATCGGTATAACCAATGCACTTTATAATTTTGTACTAAGTACCCGTGATTTCGTACAGGTTCATCTATTTTCTTAAAATACCAAGGTAGTTTTGCCATAATCACATTGAATTATATCGGTTATTATATTTTTTAATCTCGTCCTCTTTTTTCTTTTCTTTATAAATAGCATCAACATTATCCGCAATGTATTCAAATACTTCTGGATAAAACCTTCGTAAGTCATCATCGTTGAATGCGTTCCCTTCATGCAACCATATTAGATTCCATGCTGGGACGTTTACCATTGCTTGCCCTTTAAATTTACCAAAAGGCATCAAACTATTATCAGTTAATTTAGCCATGTCAAAATAATTTACCAGTTAATTCGCCAATGCTTGTAAATTTAGAATCAAATTCAGTTTCTTCCCGAACATACATCAAACCCTGCATTCCATTCTTGTCTAGTGCTCTATACAACACCATTTTTTGTCCGTCTTGTTCGTTTGTAGTGTTGGTCACTTTTGCAATAACAATGTACATTTTATTGTTCTTGTTATTTTGATACGTTCTGTTTTTTTGTGCCATGATTAAAGTTATTTAAGTTTACTACCGCAAATAAAACATTTTCCCATTTCTTTCAATTTAGAATCATACAGATTCTTATTTGTGACGTATTCCTCTTGTGCTAATTTCAATTTACTTTCGATATTAGTGTATTTCTCTATCAAGTTATTTAAAGTCACTAATTTCGTGCTTAAAATGCTTCGTTCTGTTTTATTCGAAAATACACTAATTAATAATGGTTGTAAATCAGAAATGTTGGATAACTTAACTATTTCGTCCTCCACTATTGTTAATCTAGCAAGTAATTCGGATAGCTTATTTAATTTCTTTTCAAGTTTCTTTTTTTGTGCAATGTCGCTCAATACTGAATCCACATCGGCTTTTATGATTAGGATTTTAGAATTTTCTTCTATTTTTGCATCTACCGATTTAGCTTGTTGAATTAAATAAGTAATAGAATCAAATTCTAGTTGACGTTCCGTTCGTTTGTTTGTAAGATGGGTAACTTCCATTATAGCAGTTTCCATCTCAGATAGAAATGCATATGAATTTACCTCAATTTGTTTTTGTTCTAAATCAATTTCTTTGTGTGTAATTAGCCGTTTAGTTTGGTTTAAATCACTCTTAATCGCTTTTGTTACAGAATCAATCTGTCCGATGTTTGCAATATTGTTTAGGTATGATGCAACATACCCCGGTGTATCGGTTAATAAAAAGAAACTATTAATTTGTTCCTGAATATTTACATCTGTTAAATTAAAGAAATTCGCAATTTCATCAGGTACTTTAGTTCCGAAAGATTTGTAATCAATATCGTTAAATTGGTATAAATCCTTTTTGTCTTTTGTCCGAACAACAGTTTTCCCATCTGCTGTAATCTCTACCTTAGTAATTCCGCCCCAATGACTTCTAAAGTCATCCCCTCTAGGTTCGTTATGTGTACACCAAGTTAATGCTCTACGAAATGCTGACTTACCAGAATCAGTTGGGCCTACAAATACATTTAATCCTTTATGAAAATTTACTATTGTATTTTCATGTGGCTGAAAATTTTCAATCAATATTTTTTCAAGCATACCCTATTTATTTGCTGTTACTGCATTTACTTTATCCCAATCCTCTTTTGTTAAATTAGTAGCATCATCCTCGAATATAGTTGATTTGTAACTAATCATTGCCTTATTCGGTTCAGCGTGTGTGCTAACATCAATTAAATCAAAATTCCTAATTCTAACAGTAATTATGCTATCACTTTTTTCCAGAATATTAACTTCAATATTATACTGAAATTTTAGTTGTGAAACAAAATAATCCTTAGATTTTCTTTTGTCGGCTACTATTGTAACAGTTTCCCCATTATACAAAGCAATCGCAGTTTGCAGGGTAACCAATTGTTTACTATAATGTGGGTACATTATGCTATTAACTACATTGTGTCCTTTTTTAATGTAAGCATCCAACGTATTCAGCACATGTTCAGGAATTTTAACACATTTGTCATCTCCCACCCAAAATTTGTTATAAAATTCTGATATACTTATCATTTCGATTGCGGCTTACTTGTTTTTACTTTCTTTTTACTTTTAATTTTGGGTAAATCTTTCTCGCTAGTGTTTGCAACAAACAAAGCAAATTCAATTTTACCTTCTAATTTTAGAATTTCACGCTTAATCACATCTTTTGAAGAAATAAATAATGGGTCTGGGGTTTGCTTCCCTAACCTATTCATCATATCTAGTTCCTCTTTAAGTTTACGTTTTCGTTTGGATAAACGTGTAATTTCTCTGGTAATGTATGCTTTCGTCCGTATCATACTATTGTAATCTTTTTAGTGCTGAATTTTGTTTTAGTTTTAGGTAATCCTAATTTTTTTAATTGCTTTTGCTCTGATTTAAGTAATCGGATTTCAGCTTCTGCCTTATCTGGTGTGAACACTCCCCCATTAGCATGAAGGAAAGTTGTTCTAGTTTCAAGATTAAAGTAGGTTATTTGATATCTAATCTTTTTACGAATACCTGCTGGCATTGTGTTCGCCACTAAATATAACGCAAATTTCTTATCTACCTTATTCTCTACATTTTTATCGGCACTACCAAACACGTAATATTCTTTCTTCTTTTTCTTCTTTCCCTCTTTTACATATTTTGCGTAACACCCTGAATCTTTACCATAGAACAACTTTGCCCACCCTACTAATTTATTAATGATATATGAATTGTCCATTAGGATAGACCTAAATCTCTTTGAGTTAATTTAAGCATCCATAGAGCATCAGCTTCATTATCATCGTTTCCTGTGTACCCTAACTTGTTTTTAGCAGCTTCAATCATCAACGCTTTCTTTGCTGTCCCATTGTTTGTTGCAAACTTCTTAATTTCAGTTGCAGAATATGTACGATAATCAACTTTGTTTATCTCACACCATTCCTCAGCAATAGCGATTAATTTAGCCTCGTGGATAATTGCATTTTTGAATCTACCAGCGGGTCGCTCATACACAAGTAAATCAAAATTATACAGTTTCCTCATTTCATCAAGTTTGCTCCGAAAGCGAATCAACTTCATCCCCATTGATTCATCCTTACGTGTTAATCGCCATACACCATATTCAGTTTCGGAAATAGCCCAACCTGTAACAGATGCAATATCAAGGGAAAGTATTTTAAGATTTGATGAATTTTCTTTTAAATCAGGAAGATGTACTTCCTTTTTACTTTTTAGTCTCTTTGTTTTTGTCATACTCTTTTAATTTGTTGCGTAATCCAAGCATTTCAAATTTTATTAATCCAGCTAACTCCTCTTTTTCAGATTTAGTATAACCAGAAAATGTAAGCAATAAATAACCATCCCCCCATTTAACGTTAACACTTTTTTGTTTTTTAGGAACAAATAGCAATAACAATAAGATAATCAAAAGTACTATTATTGCACTTATGATAAGTATGTAGCTACTCATCGTTTTTTCTTTTTGCGTTCAATCTCAAACTTAGATTCTATTTCAGTCCAAAGTTTAATTACTTGTTTACGTAACTTGCCCTCTAATCCTTGCTCCTCTACTTTGAGTACCGCTGCATCCAAGCTATTTCCAAGATTAACATCCTTAACTTTGTAAGTTGTATTGCTTGTATATTTTTTAACATACATCAAGTTAGCTCGGATATCATCAATTCCATAATCAAAGTAAATAATAACGTCAGCTGTGCGATGTGGTTTCCATACCGAACTTTTATCAACTTCAATAGTGACCTCAATCCCTACAACTCGCTTTTCCGACTTACCGGCAATTTTTACTTCTTTCTTGATTGGTTTGCTGCTTCGGAAGCGATAAATAAGACTTGCATAAAATTCAATTGCTTTACCCCCCGGATTAACATCTTTTCTTTGATAGAGTCCGGCATCTGCATTTTCTCGTATCTGATTAGTCGCAAATAAAAGGGTATTGTTATTTGTGATAACTCTGGCACATTTCCGATAATGCGTACTAAATTCCTTTGCCCTACGCATTCCCATCTTATCCTCTCCTTCCATTTCCATGTCAGTTGACAATGCAGCAAGTGAATCAATGATATACCCATTAATAGAATCTGGATTAGGTTTCCATTCATACAATGGGTTGAATGTTTCAGCAATCGTATTTGGTTTGCTGTATTCAATATCATCCATCTCCAAATCAAATATTTCAGCAAAATCCGGATTTAACCTAGCCTCAGAATCTTTGTAGTTTACTGCACCACCTTTACGAATGATATCCCCTGCTACTTCACAAGCTAATACTGTTTTTCCTGTACCACTAGGCCCATACGCAACAACAGAGATACCTCCAGGAATCCCGCCACCATAAACACGACCACCAGATGTAGCTAAATCAAGAAGTAATGAACCAGTTGAAATCATTGTTTCAGTATTCCCTTCAAACTTTTTAGTTTTATCTGAAATTGGTTCTTTTGCCTTTGTTTTAACTTGGTCGGCTAAACTTTTACCCCTTTTCGTTTTTGGCATCTTCAATCTTTTTAATTATTTTGTTAATCGTTTTTTCCGGAATACCTCTACGTTTTAACTCTTTCTGTTGTGCATTCAATACAGTTGTAAATGGTATTCTTTTATTCTTTCGACTTTCCCATGCAGCAAAGCCTTTATCCGCGATAAGTTTGATTAACTTTTTTTCTGGTAATTTGTCTTGTGCTGCTTTGACCCAATCTTCGATTAGCGGACGCAGTATTGACGTTTTTGATTTTCCATCTGCTACGCAAAATAAAGTAAGATACTCAGAAACATCGGAAGGGACTTGCGCCCCAACCAATGTAACTTCCTTCTTATCTATCCCACCAGCATTTCTTTTAAAGAAATCCATATTTTACTTTTTCTTGTTTGCTTTCTTTGTTGCCTTGCATTCATTCCACAATTCACAATCTTCGCAATCTTCGAATTTATCAGCATCTTTGCCGAATTTGTGCCCGTAAGCACATTTCAGTTTCTTGCTTTTCTTTTCTTCTTTAGGTGCTTCTTCTTTTTCCTTTTTCCCTTTTTTAGCTTTCTTTTCCGGTTTAGCTTCTTCTGGTTCAGGCTCTTTGTCTTTTTTAGACTTCTTCGATTTTTTAGCTGGTTTTTCTTCTGCTTCTGGTTCCTCAGCTTTTTCTTTCTTGTCTTTTTTAGACTTCTTTGCTTTCTTTTCCTTTTTCGGAGTTTCTTCATCTAACTCCTCGTTATGAAATTTGGCTTCAAGTTCTTCATAAGTAGAAGTAACCAACACTTCGTCAAGATTTGGAACTTCGTCAAGAATATCGTCCGAGTATTGTTTCTTCCTTGCAACAAAATCAATACGAGTTGCCTCAGGGCTTTTGAATTGGCTTTCATCGAAGATAACTTCAATCGAACAACCTTCCTCAGGTAAGAAGAAAGTTTCCCACTCATCTTTCTTTTTCAATTGTTTTTCAAAAACATCTTGGAAATAGTAATCGGAGAAATCAAAAAGATACAAAGCCTTTTTGTCATATTTCTTTTTACCATCATGCTCCAAAATTTTAACAACGTAAAGATTGCGCAAACTTGGTTTCAGATTTTTAACATCATCGTCTTTGTAATCTTTACCGGCATCAAGCAATGCCTGTCTTTGTTCACAAATTGGGCAGGGTTTGTTGAATGTAGTTGGGCAAACCGCAGAATCTTTGTTTGGTCCGATTATTCTTCTGTGAACTTTGTACGGTTTTTTGAATGTCATTACACCGGGTTCAATTCTGTCCATGTGTGCGGTATCAGTCACTTCATAGGGCAGAATATCCATTTTAACAGTGGTTTCTGTTTCTGGTAAGAACATCTGTATGTTCTTAGGTAATTTGAAGTAACCGTAGTTACCGCCTGAATCACGATTGCTTGCAATTTCTCTTGCACTTGCAAATTTTCTTTTCTTTGTCTTTGCCATAATAATTATTAATTAAAAAGTTTTGTTTATTTTTGTTTCTTATTTCGTTTTACTTTTTTAATAGAATCCATTGCTTCTTTTCTGGATTCATCTCTTTTCTTTCTTTCGGTTTTCAAATCTCTAGGAACATTTGGACCTGCGAAATAATCAGCAGCGAACAATTTAACCATGTTCTCCAGTGCGCTCTTACGTGTGAAGGACATTTCATTCTTAGCTACTTCCGCTAAATCAAGTTCTTCCTGTGCCTCAATCCATAATTGCTTCGCTACTTTGTGCTTCTTATGGTTGCGATAAAAAGCTTCAACAGTTTGTACAGAACCTTTAGGTTGTCCTAAATATTTAGTTGGATTCTCCCAAGCTTTTCTAATAAGTTCACTTCGGATAACTTTAACGGATTCATCAAGTAGTGCGACTTTCTTACGTAGTCTAGCCCACTCACGCCCGTACTGCATAGCACGTTCAGGTTGGTCTAACCATTCAAGGTCTAATTCCTGCTCGTTAATGCGTACATCTTCTTTGTAGTTTAATGCCATAATTACTTTCTTTTTTTACGAATTTTTTTAGCTTTCTTTTCAAGCATAGTTTGTAATGTATCAATCCTAGTTGATAACAGTTCAATTGGGTTTTGCGCTTTGTTATAATCTTCGGAAAACCCTACATCTACTTTAACAGATTCGTAGTTACCAATATTTATAGTTTCGGACACTGTAACCCAAATTTTGTTTGATTCATCAGTTTTGCTCATATTTTGATTTTTTGATGTTTGCAATTATACGAATAAACTTTTAAATAAACAAGCAAATTTAAAAACTTTTTTAAAACACGCTTAAAATCAGCGTTAATCAGCGTTGTAGTATGAAAAGCAAGCAAGAACAATTGCAGAAAATCCCATGTCATAAGTAGGTTCTCGGAACTCTTCCATTATAGCGGCAGCGGCAACATGCGAACCTTTCCAATCATTCCCAAGTAAAACGGATTGACAGTACCCAAGAATATGCCTACGAATGCCTTCTGCATCTTGTGTTTTCAATCCATTTAAAATTACCTTTGCATCGTTATACCCTTTTCTTTGTAGAAGGGACCTACAAAGATTGATGCTTTCGTTTTCTTCTAATTCGCTCTTTTCAGCTATTTTAAGACGTTGTTTGTCTGAAACAGATAAAACTTGCTGCAAGATGTTTAAAGCATTTCTA